CAAAAATCTTGAAAAGGAAACAAAGATTACTGAAGAGCAATCAAAAACTTTGGAGGGGTATTATAAGAAACGGGCTCAAAGAGAAAAGGATGTGTCTCTAAAAATGTTAGAGGACACTGAGGATGCCTTATTTGCGGCATGCGTGGATGAGTTGATAGGAAAGGAAGAATTTGATAAAGCAGTCCTTGTTTTAAAGAATCTCCGTGTTGCTGAAGAAAAGGCGATAGAAATGGGGTTGACAACTGACCTTGAAGGAATCGGTGAGAAGAGATTAAAGGTTGTTGAGTCCCAGGCTAATCGTGAACTAAAGAATTTTAAGAAAATTAAAATAGTAAAAATGCAGGATGTGGAAGACTTTGTTAAATTTCAGGAAGACAAGCTTGAAGAAATTTTGAAGATTAAAACTCTTTCCGATGAAGAAAGAGAGGCCGCGAGTGTTAATGCTAACAGGAATATTACAGATGTTTTTGAATATTACGCAAAGCAAAGAATGAAACTCGCTAAAAATGAGGGCAAGGATGCGCAGGAAGCTCTTAATGAATGGAAAGAGAATCTTTTAAAAATTGTTAAAGACCCTGAATTGATAGAGGCCATTGAGAATCTTTATAAATCATTGCATCTTGATAGAACTAAGCAAGAAGAATTAAATGCCTCCTGGAGCGGGTGGCTAAGGAATCTTAACAAAACATTTGGAGATTTTGGGGAAGCTGCGGAACACCTTGTTTCAGGTATAGTTGATGGATTTGTTTCAGCTTTTAAGAATTTAATTCTTACGGGGGAATCCTTTGGCAAAGCGATGAGAGAGATATTCCGAAATCTCTTTGCTGATATTGCTGCTATGCTCCTTAAATCTGGGCTTATTAAGATGCTGATTCATTTCGGGATGCCTTCAAGTTTGTTCGGGATAAGCCCGACACCTGTTCCTGCACCCGGGAAGGCGAAGGGTGGATTAATTCCCGCTCCCACATATGCTCCTCCTACACTCATGATGGCGGAGGGTGGATTAACTCCTGTCCAGAGATTTCAGCAAGGCGGAGATGTGGTGCCAGCAATGCTAACTCCTGGCGAATTAGTCCTTCCTAAATCAATGACTGATTGGTTAAGAGGAGCTTTGAAAGTGCCATCTGTTTCCTCACAGGAAAAGAAAGAAGAACTAAAATCGCCGACATTTCTCGTTAATATCAATGCCGTGGATGCTATCTCTTTTTCAGAGCTAGCGAGAAGAAATCCTGAAGCAATTACCAGCGTTGTTAGCGAAAGAATGATGCATAATGAAGAAATCAGAGCTATTATGAAGGAGTTCATTCACTAATGGAAACCCTATCAATTCCCTGTGATCGTAAATCAATTACGGAAAAAGTTAAGGAGAGGACTTTAATATCGCCTTTTGAAAACGGGGCGGAGCAAATGCGGGCTAAATGGAGTAGTCCTCTTCGGGAATGGACACTTCATTTTCTTAAGCTAAAAACGGTGGGCGAGCAGTTAAAGGATTTTTGGATAGCGAGAAAGGGTTCTGCTGAATCTTTCTACTGGACTTCTCCGATTGACAATGTTCAATACACCGTTCGTTTCAAGGATGATGATTTGACAAGGGAAGCCATTTTTCACGATGTAGCGTTTGAGTGCAGTCTTACTTTAGTGGAGACAAGATAATATGCCAAGGAATATAACTTCTGATTTTAGAACGCAAAAGGATAAGAAGGAAAACCAGCCGATATATCTTTACGAGATTGACGGTGTTCCAAATGACTTTAAGTATCTTGCTGAATACGATACAGATGTTGTTTTCAGTGGTCATACCTATAAAAAATTTCCCCTCAAAAGAAGCACAATCACAGAATCCAGAGGTGGCAAGGTTGATACATTACGAATATCTATATCTAATGTTAGTAGAGAAGTTCAATATTATCTTGAAAATAATGATGGTTTAAGAGGTCAAAAAATCAGAATACTTCAGGTCTGGGCAGACCATCTGGACGAGCCGACTAATTATATTGAAGATATTTTTTATATTGAGAGCACGATTGCCAGGGAGCATCAAGCGGAGTTTGATCTAACCAGCAAATTTGATGTTATGGAGGCGGTTGTTCCTGGAAGACGGTTAAATCGCCTATACTGCCAATGGATTTTTAAATCTTCGGCCTGTGGATATTCGGGCGCAGAAACTTCCTGCAAGAAAACTTTGGATTATTGTAGAACCTTAAATAATCAGCTCAGATTCGGCGGATTTCCCGGAGTGCCCGGATCAAGAGTCATTCGCTTATGAAACTTCCTGAAATAGCTGCTAAATACATCGGAGTTCCATTTAAGGAACACGGGCGGGATATGGACGGTCTGGATTGCTATGGTTTAGTGATTTTACTCTATAAGGATTTAGGGTATCAGTTAGATGATTATCAATATAAGCCTGATTGGTTTAAAGAGGGTTATAATCTCTTTCTTGAAAATTACTATAAATATGCAGAAAGAATCCCTGAAAATCAAGCGCTAATACCTGGCGATGCTATTCTCTTTAGGGGTTTTGATAAATGTCCAACTCATATAGGGGTTTATCTGGGCAATGGCAAGTTTATTCATTGTTTGAGAAAGGTGGGAGTAGTAGTCAGCCGATTAAATCAGGAGCCCTTTGAGAGTAGAATAGAGGGTCGGTTTAAATTAAAAAAATGATTACAATTAAGAACTTTCCTTCTTTACTTGAGAAGACAGGGAGAACGGAGAAGAAAGTTAAATATGTTCCGCATCGCTGTCTAAACTCATATCTTCCAAAGCCAGTTAAATTCGGTAAATTTAGGGTTATTCTTTCCGGGAAATATATCCCGAAAGAACTTTATCGGAAAACCTATCCCGTCGATGGCGATGAAATAATTTATACTCCAGAAGTTGAAGATTTTATAGCTGTTGCTGTTTTAGCAGTTAAATCTTGGTTTGTAGCTACTTTTGGGGCATTCTGGGGGGCTGTCCTCTTTCAGTTTGCGGTTGCTGGTGTTTTTGCCCTTATAGCTTGGCTGATGAGGCCGAAAATGCCGGGTATGACCAGCATTGATAGAAGCACCGATTCTGCAACTTACTCTTGGAACGGGATTAGAAACGAGACTTCGCCTGATGCAGTTCTTCCTGTAATTTATGGTGAACATAGAGTTGGTGGACCATTTCTCTCTATCTTTACCGAGACTGGAAAACAATACGAGTCTTCATGGAGAACTTTATCTCTTTCTAATGAAAGCCAAAGTGGATTTGTAAATACTTTTAGAACGGTTGATTCAGTAAAAGGTTTTAACATTACTCTTAATAAATATTGCGTTCGGGAATCCACCTATCCCTCTTATAACTATCCCAAAATTGGTCATTGGTTCACGGGGCAAAATACTTCTGCTACTCTCTATCATTTAAAAATATGCGAAGTTTATTTCGGTTGGTATGCTCTTGACTATAAGATTGAAATCAAGAAAACAAGTTCGCCGGACTATACCGATTACTACCCAATTTGGTTTGCTCCATACGAAAATTCTGCGAATATTGCTTTTAGTTCTGTCCGCCTTCAATCTGATAACTCTGTAATTTCTTTACCCCTTGATTTCTATGATGTCAGAATTACTGCTTTAGGTGATAATATTATTGATGCTCCTGCTAATATAAAGTTCTATAGTTCGGTTACAGGATTAAGGTATCTGCCCTCTGAGACTTTAACTGATTTGAATTACTTGAATACCCTAATTGGATTTGAAGGGGAAATAGAAGGTATCAGCAACATTGAGATAAATAAGAATGCCCTTTCAAACTATTACTCCGAGAATACAATGCCTATTCCTCATTTCAGAGCGGGTCAAAATAATCAGGATATTATTGAGGGATTTAATGATATTCATAATGTTTATTCTTATAATGACAAACTAAATTATGGAATTCCGATAACTAAAACTACTGTAAATACGGATCTTCAATCTTTTGAGGTTCAATTAACTTTCCCACAGGGCTTATTCCAAACCGATGCCTCTACTGGGGCAATCTATGCGTGGACAGTTCAATATCGTGTCCGATGGAAAAAGCATTCTGAAGAAAGTTATCCAGGAGCGAATATCTCTGAACCTTCTATTTCATTTAAGACCCAATCTTCTTTTCAAAAGACATTTAGGGTTGATAATCTGGCGGCTGACCAATATGACATAGAAATCACGAGGCTAACTGCTGACTCCGAATTCTACCATATCGGCTCAGTTTATCTTACCCAAATTGATGAGATTAAATACGACGATCTTTCCTATCCTAATACCGCCCTTTTAGGTTTAAAGTTTCTTGCTACTGACCGATTATCTGGTTCTGTGCCGACTATAACAAGTCTGGTTAAAGGAATTAAGGTTTATCAGCCAAAGATTATGTGTGGTGGAGCAGAACTCGGTTATGATGAATATTATTATGATGGTGGGTATAAGCGTTTTCCCGACGATGCTGAGGCTACTTGGGACGGCGCTACATGGGTTACGAAGTGGTCTGCAAATCCAATCTGGTGTATAAGAGACCTTCTCACTAATAAAAGATATGGAGCAGGGAATTTTATAGAAGCAAGCCATATTGACGATACACTTTTAGTGGAAATGGCAAATTATTGCGATGAATTAGTTCCTGTAGAAGAAGGAAGTGAAGGCAAAGAGAAAAGATTTAGGCTTGATGTGGTTCTGGACACCGCCAGCAGAGTTCCTGATATTATGAACGGATTAGCAGTGTCTTTTAGATGTAATCCCTTCTACTCTGCCGGCAAGATTAAGTTACAGATTGACAAGGCTGAAACTCCTACCCAACTTTTTACAATGGGGAATATCATTGACGACTCTTTCTCCGAAAGTTTTTCTCCTTTGAAAACAATTTTTAATATGGTTGAGATTCAGTTCGCTAACAAAGATAGAAATTACGAGAGGGACACCAGAGGCATTTCCGATGATGCCTCTCTTATTGCCGGCGAACCTTTAAGAAGAAAGCAATTTGGTCTTTTTGGGATTGCCCGTGAGTCTCAAGCAATGAGAATGGGTAAATATTTTCTCAACCTTTCTAAATACTGCACACGGATGATTGGATTTAAGGCAGGGATTGATTCTATTGCCTGTCAGGTTGGAGATGTTATTAACTTCCAGCACGATGTTCCTGTCTGGGGGTATGGAGGAAGAATAGTCTCTGCAACAATCAATACAATTACTCTGGACAGAAAGGTAAAGGTAGAAACAGGTAAAACTTATAAGGTTCAGGTTCGTCTGGCAGATGGAACGATTGAGGAAAAAACCGTAACTGATGGAGCTGGAGAATATGAAACCTTAAATGTAACCCCTGACTTCTCAGCGATTCCGCCCGCCTGGGGTCTTTATTCCTTCGGCGAAATCACAAAGGTCACGAAGCCGTTCCGTATCATTGATTTCTCAAAAGATGACAAAGATGAGGTTTCAGTCTCGGCAATTGAATACAATGAAAGTATCTACGACGATATTACAGGAGTTCACTTACCTACCCCGATTTACTCAATGTTACCGGCTCCTAATCCTCTGGTAGAAGACCTCGCACTCACAGAAGCATTAGTCAAGATGAAGGATGGGACTATTGAGGACGCAATCAATATCTCTTTTAACCGACCAGATGAAAGCGAGTTCTCCTATGTTTCTTATGACCACGCTAATATCTATATTTCTGATGACGAAGGTGCTTCCTGGACTTTCAGAGGCTCTACCACTGGAGAGTTTTTTCAGATTCTTGGCGGGATAGCGGACTTAAAGACCTACTATGTCGCAGTCACTTCAGTT